ATGGGACAGGAAATCGCCATCAGGCAGGATCAGGCGGTCACGGCGGGCAGTTCCGCGACCCCGTATTCGATTACCTCGCTCAAAGCCATGGTTCCTAGCTGGCTGGGGCGCGGCCTGTTCGAGGACGTCGCCTATGCCATGCCGGCCCAGATCCCCGCCGATGGCCCGCGCCAGCTTCGCGATGTGGCTCAGCGATTCCGGGACAGCCTGAGCGAGAGGGCCGTTCGCGAAGTGATCGGGCAGCGTGAGGGCGAGGACGGTAAGGTGCACCCGCTCATCTCCGATCCGCTCGACAACATCCTCGCCGAGCTTCGCCTGCGAACCACCGTCAGGAACGAAAGCCGGTCGGAGGCGGAGAGCCGCTTCAAGCTGCTGCGCGACGACTGCCGCCCCCACTGCCTAGAGGCCATCCGAGAGGGCGCCATGGCCTATGCCAAGGCCAACAAGTTCTTCCCCGCCGGGTATGGGGAACTGCTGCCCTACATTCGCGCCGCCGAGAGCGAACGCCAGCGCACCATGTCCAAGCTGCTCGAAGCGGCGAAGCGGGCCGAGGAAGAACTGGCTGAGCGCAAGCGGCTGAAAGATGATCCCGTCGACCCAGCCGAGGTGGCCGCCTTCGTGAAGGAGATGGAATCGGCCGCAGGGATGCGCGCCGAGGACACCAAGAAGAGGGACTATTCGAACCTGCGTCAGCCCAGCCCTGACGAGCTGGCCAAGATGGCGGAAGAGTTCAATGAGGGGCGGCCGGCATGATTGAGGGAAAAGCGAATCCTCGGTTCGGCCCCAATGAAAAAGCGTTGCGGATCGCGATGGACAGAGCGTCTGTCTTCGCCTCAGATAAGCGTTATTCAGAAGACCTGACGCGCCTTCAAATCACCGCAGTTCGGGTCACAATCCCAGCCATCGTATCTGGCCTGGCGCGGCTCGATGACCGCCGAAAGTCGTCGAAGCACTGGAACGGCGAGATAAGCGAGCGCGCGTTCGAGGAAAATGAAGCTGACGCTGCGCTGTGGTTGCTTTGGCTGGATGTCGCAAGGGCAGTCTTCAAGCAGGGGGCACCGGCATGAAGGCGCCCATTCCCTATCACGAATGCCTGTGCGGCGGCCGGGAAGACGATCGCGGCCAGGCTGTCCCGTTCAAGTGCCACGCCTGCGGCAGGATCACCATGGGCGAGTGGAAAGGATGCCGGCGCGTGTCGCCGCCGGCGGAAGGAGCCTTGCTGTGACGATGCAATCCTCCCTTGGGCGTCATGCGTCGTCGATGCGCGACCCCGATCCCGCCGCCGCGCGCCGACTGGCCCGACAGGCATTCCACGAAACTGGCTTCATCGTGCTGGACCCTGCCTGGATCCAGTCATGGGGCGACCGAGAACTGGTGAAGGCGATTGCCGCCAAAGTGCATGGGAAGGCGAAGAAATGATGACGAAGCGGGGGCAGGATCGCCAGAGCGTGCGAGAGGCAGAGGAGCAGCGTGTCGCAGCGCTGTTGAAGCGAGATGCGGATGACCGGGAGCAGGACCGGCGGCGTACGATCGCTGTCGCCCAGGTCGAAAGCGGCGAGTTCGCCAACCTTGACGACACAGTGGTACCGCCGACGCCTGAGCAACTGACAAAGGGGGAGTTCCGACCATATACGCCCCGCGGTGAAAAGGGGACGGTGCGAAGTGTCCGGACCGTGCGCCGGGTTCTGATCAGCCAGATCGCCTACCTCTACAGCCATGGCGTGCTGGACGATGACACCTTTGCAGCCTGCCGCTGGTATAAGGATCGGTACGAGGCCGGCGAGATGGAACCGACTGCACCGGTTGCGGGCTACGGCGAAAGCGTGCGAGGCGACCCGATCTACGGTCATCTGCCCAAATCTCAGTGGGCAGCAGAAGCTCGATCAGATTTCCGCTTTGCCCAAGGCTTCATACCCGACGATGTCTCAAGGCTGTTCGATCTCATTGTTTTGGAAGATCAGACACTTACCAGCGCAGCCAAGGCATCTCGCTGCCGCTATTCTAACGTCCGGGCGGCCTTCCTTCGTGGAGCGCTTGCTCTCCATGGGGGAATTGCCAATCGACTGGAGATTGAAAAGCGATTTCAATGATATTGACTTTTCGGGACATCCGAATCATACGAAATCGAATTGCTGAAAGGCGCGTCCAAAATCGGGCGCGCCTTTTTCGTTTATCTGCAACGGATTAGCTTTTGCGACTCGGGCAGCCTTATCGCTGCTCGTCCGAGCGATCTTCCGCCGCCGGGCAGCACTCACCCTTGCAATCAACAGACGCTCTAGGCTCGACCGAGTGCAGCTGCTCGCGCCGGCGGCGGAAGGACTGAACCATGGCCAGACCGAGAGGTGACGCCAGCAATCTGATCAAGCGTCTCGAGGCAGCCCTGACGGTGGCAAAGCCGCGCGACGTCGTCGACACCACCGTCATGTCGAAGATCGTGGGTATGACATGGCGCAACCTGCTGGTCACCCATATCGAGCCTGACGCTGCGTTTCCGGTAAAGCGGCGCGGCGCGGAGGGCGTCGCATGGGAATTTCAGGTGGTGAAGGTGCTGAGGCACATGATCCGACGGGCGCGCGAACGCATGGCCACGAACGAGGCCGCAGCGCGCCGCGCGCATCAGCTCACCAGCTTCTCGGTTCCTGAGGATCCGGAAGGCCCGATGAGCCTCGCGGATCTCGCCAAGCTGGCGGACCTGACCATTCGGGCCCAGAACGAGAAGACGCGGCAGCGGGAATATGTGCCCGCCGCTAGAGTCCGCGACTTCCTGATCCGCTACAACGCTGCCGTCACGGGCGGCATCCTTGGCATCTCTCAGGTGACTGACCCGAACGGCGGCATGGACCCGGCCGCCCGTGCAGTCATCGACAACGAACTGCGGAACGTGGCGGTCCACGTCGGCGGAATCGTCGACGCATTTCTGAAGGAGTTAGGTGCGGGTCTACAGTAGGCAGGAGCTTGCCAGCGAGATCGAGAAGATCGCCGCCGACGGCTACTGCGCCGACATTGCTGAGATAGCCCGAGGCGTTCGGTCGCATCTCATTCCGCCGGACGACATCGGCACCATCGAATGCGCGGAGACGTCCCGCTATTTTCGCTCCCCCAAGGGCGACAAGAAGTTCCTCTGGAGCAGGGCGCAGACCCCGTATCTCGTCGGGCCTGCCCGGTATGGGTTGGACGATTCGACCTGCCGCGAGGTGATTATGCCCAAGCCTGGGCGATCCGGCGGCACGGCGCTGTTCGAATGCTACGAGTACAAGCTGATGAAGCATGGGCCGATGCCCGACATGCTCATCTACCTTGGGTCCGACAGCGAGGTCGACAGCTACTGCGACAAGGGCTTCCGGTATCTCTTCGAGGATCATCCGGACATCAAGGCGAAGGTCGGCACCGGCAGGAGCGATGACAAGCTCAAGGCGAAGAAAGTCAGCGGGCGGTCTGTCGAGGTGCTGCAGGCCAACACCAAAACGGTGACGGGCCGCCAGGCGGCATGGATGCGGGTCGACGAGCTGGATACCTTTCCGAAGGTGCTCTGCTCGAACTTTCTTGAACAGACCCGCATCCGTGGCCGCCAGTTGGGCTCGCATCGCAAGGTGGGCATCACGTCTCACCCCGACATGGGTTGGGGCTCTGGCGTGGCGCAGGCGTGGACCATGTCCTCCAAGGGCATATTCATCATGCAGTGCCCGAACTGCGGCGGCCATGCATCGCCCTATCCGACCAAGTTCTGGCCCGACGTTCCGCGGTTTCGCTTGGTCTACGAGAAGCAGCCGAAGCACGAGCGCTGGACCCTGTCGCAGCGCCTCAAGGTCGCAGAGCAGACCGCTGTGATGCAGTGCCCTCACTGCCTTGCCGGTCTCGACGACAAGCAGAGATTTGCCATGGTCGACGATGCGGCGGCAGGCCGGGGGACAGGGCGCAACACCATGAGCGGCTGGATGCACGAGGGCCAATGGCTCGACGTCGAAGCCGGCATCATGGGCGAACCCGACGATAATCCAGCGCGCGGCTTCTGGATTCACGGCCTGATGGTCAAGGCCATCACCAACGCCGAACTGGCGCGCGATCTTGAGGGCGCGAACGCCCACTATGAGTCGACGCGGAAGACCGACAAGCTCAAGCAGGTGCTGGCGAAGGTCTTCGCGGAGATTTTCGAGGGCGCTGGGGCTGGTCAGGATCTGGACAGCGCAGGTTTACAGAAGCGTGCATCGGGTGGACATGATGCGTCCGCCGACGGGCAGAAGGACGATCTGCGGTTTACGATCGGTCGATGCCCGGCCTCCGTCCGCTTCATCACCGCCGCGGTCGACGTCGGGCACGGCAAGTTCGACATCAGCTTTCGCGGCTGGGATCTGGAAAGCCGTTCGTGGTGGATCGATCGGTCTACCCTGACGCAGCGGCGCTGGCCGGACGGTGTGTGGCGCGAGCTGCGCCCGACCGACCGCATCGACGACTGGGACGTCCTCTACGAGATGGTCATCGACCGACGTTTCCCCATCCTTGGACGGCCGGGGTGGGCCATGCCGGTGGCGGTGACCTGCATCGACAGCGGCGATGGCAATTCGACGTGGAAGGCGCGAGAATTTGCCCGCCGGTCGATCAGAAGTGGCAGGTACTGGGGCTCGCGTTCCAATCCCTGGCCGAAGGTCAGACTGATCAAAGGCGCGAAGCCTGTGACCGCTCCGCCCCTGCCGGTGGTGCCGCGCAAGGTCAGCAAGGACGAGCACGGCCATGAGGTTACGCCCATCGTGCTGGAGTTCGATCTGGGCGTGCACGGGCTCAAAGAGCAGGCAATCGAGCGTCTCGGTGTAGCGGACGGCGGCCCGGGCCAATGCGAATTCGCCGACGGCATCTCGTCGAACCACTTCGATGAGTATTTCGGCGAGACGCTGAAGGACGGCAAGTGGGACCGGACGGGACCAAACGAGAGCCTCGATCTCTTCGGGTACGAGGAGGCTGGCCGCCAGATGCTCCAGCCCGATCGCAAGGACATCAAATGGGACGAGGGGAAGCTACCGCCGTGGGCAACCCCCGTTCTCATCAGCACGGGGGGAGGTGATCAAGCGGTTGCGGATGAGGGATCACCCGTTCCCACGCCGAAGAAAGAAACCAAGGGAAATCTTCTCCAGCGCTTTGACGCGCTCAATAGCAGGTAGGAAGCGACATTGGCTACAGCAGAGGAAATCAGGGCGGACATCGCCGCGGTCCGCGCTGAGCGGCTGTCGTTGATCCGCGGTGAGCGTGTGAAAGAAGTCTGGCGTGACGGCCGGCGGCTGACCTTCAGCGAGATAACCCTTGACGGTATCTCCAAGGTCCTCACCGCTCTGAACCAGGAACTGGCGGACGTCCTCGCCGACGATGGCGGTTCGCCGCGCCGCCGCGCCATCGGCATCCGGTATTCGAACTGATGGGGCTGATCTCGGACATCGGCGCAGGCCTCAGCCGCGCTGCCTATTCCTTGGGTATCAGCTTCGGCCAGCCCCGCCGCGACGCTGGCCGCAGCGACATCCCTGAGATGAATGGCTGGAATCCGCCTCCCGGGTTTGCCGGTTCGAACAGTTATGGCGAGCGGGACGCCATCCTCGGTCGCGCGCGGGATCTCGACAAGAACAACGCGTGGATCAACGGCGGGCTTGATAGGCGTGTCGAATCCGTCATCGGCGGGTCGATCCGTCTGGCAGCCCAGCCCGAGCTGACCATCCTCAATCGCGATTACGACTGGCGTATGAAGTGGACCGCCAAGACGGAGGCCCGCTTCAAGGTCTGGGGCAAGGACATCGAACGCCGATGCGATGCTCGGCAGATGCTGACCTTCGGGCAGATCACTAAGCTCGCCTATCTCACCTATATCCGCGATGGCGAGGTGGCGGCCGAGATTCGTGACGACAAGCGCGGCATCTCGAACACCACGAACGTCCTGCTCTTCGAAGCCGAGCGCATCAGCACGCCGAGCGACCGGATGTTCGAAGAGGGACCGCTGCTCCGCAATGGCATTGCCTTCTCATCCAGCGGCGCGGCCATCAGCTATTACGTGGCGTCGCGTCACCCGGCAGACAGCGCTGGCCGCAAGACATCGGACCGGTGGGACTATATCCCCCGCTTCGGCAAAACCGGGCGCGCCAAGCTGGTCCATGTGTTCAGCCCCCGCTACGCAGAACAGAACCGCGGCATCTCGCGCCTCGCCGAAGCGATGGTCCCGGCGAAAATGCTGGACCGCGTCGACCGGGCGGAGGTTCAGGCCGCGCTCAAAGCGGCCATTCTGTCGTTCTTCATCAGATCGCCCGGGTCGACCGATGATCTGCAGGCCGCGCTGGCGCCGACCGGCAACGACAATGAGCTGGACGCATGGGTCGACAAGTATCTCGACTATCGTACCAAGTCGCCGGTCCGCATGGATGCGGCGCAGATCGTCCACCTCCTTCCCGAGGAGGACGTGGTCGCTCCGGATGCCAGCCATCCGAATAGCAACTATCCCGCCTTCGCGCGCTTCGTCCTCCAGAAGATCGCTGCGTCGCTCGGCATCAGCTACCCTCAGCTGTCGCAGGACTGGTCGGGCATCAACTATTCGTCGGCGCGCGCCCTGCTCAACGAACTGTGGCGCTCCTTCCTTGAGGATCGTGAGTTCTTCACGCAGCAGTTCTGCACCCCGATCTATGCCGCATGGCTCGAAGTGGAAGTCGCGAACGGGGACATCACTGTCCCGGGCGGCCCCGCCAACTTCTATCGTAACAAGACGGCTATCTGCATGGCGGAGTGGATCGGACCCGGACGAGGTTCGGTCGATCCGCTCAAAGAGGCGAACGCCAACAATCTCGACATCGCAGCGGGCCGCAAATCGACGGTCGCCGCAATTCTGGAGGATGGTCGAGATCCTACTGACGTGATGGCGGAAGAGGACTGGTATCTCAAAGAGCGCGCAAAGCGCGGCATGCCGCCCCCCAACCACAACGTCAAAGCCGCACCGACCGGAGCGGAGGACGATCCGAACGAAAATGAGCCGGCACCAGCCCCGCCGGCGCAACCGGAGCGCAGGGCAGCATGACCGATTTCCCGCTGTGGGCCGAGCGCCTCTACAACCGTCCACTGGCGCTGGACCGGTTCAAGAACGAGGTGCTCTGCGAATTCGCGCAGACGCGCATCACCGGCGCGCGACCGCAAAAGCTGACCTCCGCCACGCTGGACAGGGTTGACCACGATCCGGAGCGCATTCAGGCGAACGAGGGCTTCGCAACATTTCAGGGTCCAAATGGCGTCCGCCGCGCCTTTGCCGCCTATGGTGACATTGCCGTCATTCCGGTCAGGGGGTCGCTGGTTCATCGCGGCGGCTGGCTCGACGCAGAGTCCGGTCTGATCGGCTACGATTTCCTGCTGCGGCAGGCGCGCGCGGCGGCCACCGACGACAGCATCACGGGCATGATGCTTCCGTTCGATTCCGGCGGCGGCGAGTGCGCGGGCATGTTCGCAGCGGCCGAGGAACTGGCCAGCATGGCGAAAGCGGAAGGCGGCAAGCCCATCTATGCCTATCTCGACGAGCGCGCGTGCAGCGCCGCCTACGTTCTTGCCAGCGCCTGCGACAAGATCATGGGCCGCCGCGAGGTAATGGGCGGTTCCATAGCTGCCATCATCAACATGGTCGACAAGTCCAAGATGTACGAGAAGGCGGGACTTGAGCCCATCGTCATCCGAGCCGCGTGGGCAGATCGCAAGGCCAAATGGAGTGGTGTCGAACCGGTCGATGCCGAGACTATCAGCCGCTTGGAAGAGATCGTCGATGAGGCCAGCGAGCAGATCGTCGAGTTCGTTTCTGCGATGCGCAGCGATCGCGGTGTTTCGGTCAAGTCGCTCAAGCAACTGCGGGGTGAGGTTTTCACCGGCAACGACCTGCTCAAGTTCGGCCTGATCGACGAAATCGCGTCTGAACGCGAGGCATGGGACGCGCTCATCGCCGAAGCCCGGTCCGCCTGACCGGCCAACACAGGAGCCAGCATGACCACCAGCAAGCGCCTCGCGGCGCATCGGGCCTCTGCGGCCAACGAAGATCCACAAGTTTCGCCCGCTCCGGTCGGCCCCGGAAAAGACGAGAAGCCCACCAATCCTGACAAGGAGAAACCTTCCATGCCCACCGAAGACGAAATGGCGGCGGCTGCCGAGGCTGCCCGCAAGGAGGCGCACACGAGCGGATTCAAGGCCGCAAACGAGCGCATGAACAAGGTCTTCGCATCCGAACATTATGTCGGCCGCGAAGCCCTCGCCCAGTCGCTGCTCGCCAGCGAAGCCCTCTCCGCCGAGGACGTGATCGGCCACCTCGAAAAGGCGCCGAAGGCCGCCGCCGAGACCACGACCGCTCTGACCGCCGAACAGCAGCAGGCCGCTTCCGAAGCGGCTGCCCGGGAGGAGATGAAGAAGGCCATCGCCGAAACCGGCAACAGCAACATCGACGCCGATGGCGGCAAAAAGCCGGACAAGAAGGCCGAAGCCGATAGCGTCTGGACCAAGGCCTACGGGCTGAACAAGGAGGGCAAGTGACATGCCGGCTGTAGCGTTCAACAACAAGCGCTCGGGCTGCTACCTGGGCGAAAGCAACCCGCCGAACCAGATCAACGAGGAAATCGTCTTTGCCGCGGCTGCCGGCAACTATGACGCGGGCCTTGTGCTGGGCCAAGTGACGGCAAACGAGAAGTTCGTGCCGCACAATCCCGCCGCCTCGGACGGATCCCAGGTGGCTGCTGCAATCCTGTTTCACCCGGTCACCTCGACCGGCGCGGACGTCAAGACGGTGGCAACCCGCAACGGCCCGGCCACCATCAGCCTGCCGTACCTGACCTTCGCAACCGGCATCTCCAACGCGAACCGGATCGCCGCAATCAAGGCGCTACGCGCGCGCGGGATGAAGGTCCTGCCGCAGCACGCCGGCGAATAACCGCCGCTCTTTTCGAAAGGACAAAGCATCATGGCCATTTCCATGGCAGTTTTCGGCGGCGACGCTTTCACGCAGGCGTCGATGATCCGCGGGCTCGACCGCCGCCCCTATATCCCCAATCAGCTCGACAGCGTGATCGGCTTTGAGCCGGTCCGCGCCACCACCGACACCGTCTACGTGATCAGCCGGAAGCGGTACGTCAGCCTGATCCGCACCACCTTGCGGGGCGCACCTATCGAGATGGCGCAGCCCGACGACAAGGATGCGCGTCCGCTGCGTATCCCCCGCTTGGCGAAGGGTGACAAGCTGTACGCGCACGAACTGGCGAACATCAATCCGCTCGAAGATGAGACCGAAACCGACCGCGCCGCTGCCGAGGTCGCCAAGAAGCAGGACAAGCTGATCGGCGATACCGAGGCCACCTTCGAATTCCAGCGGCTAGGCGCGCTCAACGGTCTGGTGCTGGACACCGACGGCTCGACGCTGGTGAACTTCTGGACCGAGTTCGGCATCACGCAACCCAGCGACATCGACCTCACGCTGGACGATCCGAACATGACGATTGGCCAGTTGCGCGAAAAGATCGCCACACTGATCGTGATGCCGATCGCGCGTGCGTCAGGCGCTGGCAACGACCCGCGCTTCCGCGTCAAGGCATTGTGCGGCGACGCTTTCTGGTTTGCCCTGACCGGCCACCCCGCCGTCGAGAAGACCTATCAGAATTATGCTGCGGCGGCGGAGCTACGCGGCGAGCGCCTGTGGGAGGAATTTCCGCTCGGCGGCGTCACCTTCGTCCACTATCGCGGCACGGACGATGGCTCGACCATCTCCATCCCCACCAACAAGGCCCGCTTCTTCCCGGTTGGCGTGCCGGGCATGTGGCAGCACGTCATGGGCCCGATGAACGAGTCCATGCCTCTGCTCAACCAGCCCGGGCGTCGTTACTATCCTTTTCTCGAGAAGGACAAGAGCGAGAAGCAACAGTGGGTCCAGCCGGAGATCTACTCCTACCCGCTCTTCGTAAACGCGCGTCCGGACCTCGTCCTGACGGGCACCATCTGAGGAGTGGCACATGTCGAAAGATAAGATCCTCAAGCAGAAGGTGTATCATAACGGTACGAGCATGGTGGTGCTGAACGCAGGTGACAGGCACACGGTCCCGGAAGATCGCCGCCAGTCCTTCATCGACGAGGGCATCATTGCCGGAAAGACGTCGGACGAACTCGCACGCGAAGCGGCGGAACATGCGGCAGCGGAGCAGGATGGCGACGATGCGTCCCTGTTCACTGCCAAGCACATCGCCGGCGGTCTCTATGAGATCACCGGCCCGGGCCTCGAGCAGCCCGAGCGGGTGAAGGGCAAGACCGAAACCGAGGTTCGCATCGCCGAACTGGTGGAAGCTCACAAAGCCGCCGCCGCTTCTGCCGCGGACGGCGCGGGCGCTCCGCCGGTCTGATGCCCCTTCCCGATCTGGAGAGCCGCACCGAAAAGCTGTTCTCCAAGTCCGACCAGCTGCTGGGCGACACCATCACGGTGGTGATGCCCGGCAGCGACCCGGTGACCATCAAGCGCCAGGTCAGCCATCGCGACAAAACGCGCGTGCTCGACTTCGCCGCAGCCACCGCTCAGGACATTCTGATCGAGCTGGACAAGGCAACCTTCCCTACGCGGCCGCAGGGAACGTGGCGCATCACCCTACCCCGCCTGCCCGGGCGGACATTTGCACCGGCAGGAGCGAATACCGACGAGAGCGGCTTCTATTGGGAGGTTGGCGTCAAGGAGGTGAAGGGTGCCTGAAACCCTTGCCGCCATCCGAAAAGTCGAAGCCGCGCTGATGGAAGCGATCGCCGTGCGCCGCCCCGATCTGCAGGGCTTTGCCGACCGCAGCACCGCCGAGCCGCTGAGCGAAGGCGAATGGCCCGGATACAGCGTGCGCCATGAGGTGAAGTTCAACCTTTCGCCCGAGATGGGGCAGTTCTTCAACGACGCGCTCTTCACCTTCGAGGTGCAAAGCGGAAACACCACCGACGCGACGCTGGACCAGATCAACCAGCTTGCAGTCAGCGACATCAACGACGCTCTTCAGGCTGATCCGACACTGGGCGGCATGGTGGAGGACGTCGAACCTATCGGCTCGGACAGCAGCCAGCCCGAATCCGCCGACGTCGGATCGGCCGTGCTGCAGGTCCGCGTCACCTACTACACACTCATCCGCAGTCACTCGACCATCGTCGGGCACGGCGGCCAGCTTTTCACTTAACCACCGGAGAAACGACCATGGCTGACACGCCAAGCGCGCCGCCGTTGCCCGACGGCAGCGTGGACTTCAACGCCATCCATGCCGCTGCCAAGCGCGGCCACGATCTGGATAAGGCCGTCGAAAAGGCGACCTTCGTTCATCCCGAGAAGGAAGAGGCCGCCAAGGCCGCGGGGGCGGAGCCCGCTGCTTCCGAACCCGCCAGCAGCAAGGAGGACTGATCCATGGGCTTGAAGGCCAACAAGACTGCGCTCGCGGTGGCGCAGCAGCCCCTCGTCGACACGTTCGTCCAGCCCTCGCCGACAAGCGATGTTATGACGGTATCCAATGTCAACTTCAACATTCAGGGCGTGACCGTCCAGAATGAAGAGTATACCGGCACCATCCACAAGAACGGCGACGAGGTGATCGGGAAGAACTGCACCCTCACCTTCAACATTTATCTGCGCCCGCCTGCAGGCGGAGCAGTGCCTGCCGCCAACGCCTACATTCCGGGCCGTGTGCTGCAGGCAGCGAAGTTCACCGAGAATCGCGTCTCGACTGCCATCCCGGCAGCGCCCGAGGCCATCGGCGCCGGCCCCACCACCACATCAGTGACGCTGGGCGCCAGCGCCGCTGCGACGGCGGGCCTATACAAGGGACTGCTCGTGTCGCTCAACAGCATCGGCGCCAGCTATCCCAAGCGGCTGACTCCCATCCGCTCCTACTCCGCTGGTAAAGTCGCCACGCTCATGGAGACCTTGGGCGCGGCACCGAGCGGCAACTATCAGATCCCGCCCCAGCTGGCCTATCAGCGCTCCATCAGCGAGACAGATCCGGACCCGCTGTCGCAGTCGCTCTGGCTCGACGGCCTGCGCTTCGATCTTGTCAACATGCGAGTGTCGGGCCTGCGCATCAACCTACCGGTGTCGACCCGCCAGCAGGGCGCCATCCCGATGCTCGAAGTGACGATGACGGGCACCATCGAGAACTCGGTCGACGAAGCCACTCCGGCCATCCCAGCGTTGGGCGCGGTGCCCAAGTTCCGCGACGGCGACCTGTGGATCGCGAACAAGGCCGTCGGCGGAGCGTCGCTGGTGTTCGACTTCGGCCTGCGCACCGCAGCTCCGCCGAACCCGAACAAGTCCGACGGGTCGGACGCCGAGGAACTGGTGGAAAGCCGCACGACCATCACCGCCGACCTGCAGAAATATCGCAAGGCGCAGTTCGACACCCTCGCGCTGGCCGATGCTCAGGCGCAGCACGCGGTATGGGCGCAGTACGGCATGGGTCCGGGCACCGTCGTCAGCGTGAACGCGCCAGACGCGCGCCTCAACTATCGCTCGCCCAACATCGGACAGGATCATGTGACCGAGACCGGCGACCTGTTCGTGGACGTTTTCGACCGCAACGTGTCGATCGTCTTCCCCTTCTGACCTTCGGAGCTTCGGACCTCACCATCCGAAGCTCCGGACCTTCCAATCATCGGAGTAAGCTGTGGCATCTGTCCCTTATGAGGCCAGCGAGATCGAGCGGTTCACCCCCGCTTCGCTGGCCCACCTTGAAACCCCGCCCGTATTCCGCCTGCGCGCCGCCACCAGGCGCGAGCGCCGCCGCTATGATCGCCTCATGGTCGAAGAAGGCCTGCGCCGTCACGACAAGGACGCGATGCGCGACGAAATCATCCGCGGCCTGCGCGCGCTCTCCAGCGATGACGAATTCGAGCGTTGGGAAATGCTGCTGCGCGCGCACTGGGAAGCGGCGGACGAATTCGAGAACGAGCACAGGGATCTGGCACCCGAAAAGATCCCCGCATTCGTTCCGCCCGGGCCGAGCGAGGACGAGATCGCGCGAGTGACGCGGGGCGTCCACGAAAACTGGGGTCCGCTCCGCAAGATGGCTGCGGACAACCTCATCTTCAACCGCGAAGCCCCTGCCCTGCTTATCTCCGTCATCCTTTCCGGTTGGTCTGGCCTATGCACGCCGTTCCGGTCGCATGAGGGCACCATCCCGCTCGACACCATCGATGCGCTCGACAAGGATCTTGCGAAGCTGGAGCAGGACAATGACCTGTCGCCGGGCAAGGCCTTCGTGGACCTGTACGTCGCGGCCACGAACCGCATGTTCCTGTCAGGGGACGCGGAAAAAAACTCCTCATCGCCTGCGCCATCTCCCAGCGACCAGCAGACTACGAGCCATGGGGCGGAGTCACCAGCTGGCACGTCGAAGGCGTCGGCGACTTCTCCCGAAACCCCAGCGAGCTAGTCGGCGATGACGAGTTCGACCTGCTGCGCCTCTATCACCAGTGCGACCGGGGGCTCAGCGGCATGGTGTGGCCCGACGGCGGGGCGCTGCTCGATCAGCCTGCTGTGCTGGTCCAGGCGTTCAACGTCATTGGCAACCAGCTGGCTCGCCTGAGGAAGGATGCCGATTAGGCCATCGCTCCGTCAGGCGGGGCGCTTCTCGGACTTCAAGCGCGGCGCGATCCAGCAGATGGAAAATGCCGCGCTCGTGGCGACCGATCGCGCAGCTCGGCTGGCCGTTTCGACGCTGAGAGCCCAGATGGCCAGCGCCGGGCTCGGCAGGCTTGGGAATGCGGTTACGTCTTCCTCTGACCTTCGTTCGTCAGGCAGGGTCCACCGCCGCGGCGCGGAGGGCTTCTCGGCCTCCGGTATCGTCCACCTGCGGACGGCGAACGAACGCACGGTTGGCGCCATCATCTCCTATACGGAAGGCGCCGAGATCACGCCACGCGGCCCATGGCTGTGGATCGCCAGCGACGATTTGCAGAAGCGCGTCAAAGGCAATTACCGCATGACACCCGCTCAGTATCGCGCGGGCGGATACGAACGCCGCATCGGTCCACTGATCCAGATCCCAGGGCGTCATCCGGGCGAGGCAGTGCTGATCGTCCGGAACATTACCACCCGCGCCGTCGGCCGCGCCAATCCCCGCCGCCTGCCGAACAGCGGCCGGGTTCGGGCGGGCCGCGTCCTGCAGGATCAGTTCGTCGCCTTCATCGGCATCCGGCGCACCGCCCGACGCGCCCGCGTCAACCCGAATGCCATCTTCGACTGGGCCAGATCGAACCTGCCCACCTTCATCAGCCAAGCCTTGGGGAAGTAAGTGACCGCTCAGTCCTCGATCTTTCCGGCGTTCATTCGCGCCGAATATGACGGCACCGGCAACGGCTTCTCGCTCTTCGAAAAGGAGGCCGGGGAGTCTGCCTCGCGCGTCCGCCGCCAGTTCGAAGCGAACTTCGCCGAGGTGGAGCGTGTGGTGAATGGCGCGCTGTCCCGTGGCCTCAAGCCGACGGGCGCAATGGACCTTGGCGTCGATGGATTCCGTCAGGCGGCGGCGCAGGCCAAGGCGTATGAGCTATCGCTGCGCACCACCCGCGAGGCAGCGCAGAACCTTGCCCTCAGCACGGGCGATACTTCGGCGGCGACCCAGTCCTACATCCAAGCGCTCGGCGCCCAGGTGGTGGAAGCCACTCGTGCGCGGCAGGAGGCGGATGCTCAGGTCACCACCTACACCCGTCTGCAGGCCGAGATTGATGCCACTGCGTCGCGCAACACCGCGCTGGCCGCGTCGTATCGGGAACTATACGCAGAGCAGGCCCGTGCCGCGCGTGACGAAGTTCGCGGGCGCCGGGCGCAAGAGGGCTATAACGAAGTGTTCGCGCCGGGGTTAGCGCGCACGTCGGCCATCCAAAATGGCGCGGGCTTCGAGGCATTGGAACAGCAGGCTCGCGACATGGAGCGCTATGCTCAGGCAGCCGCAGTCCTTCGCGGTGAGCTGGACCCCATGTATCAGGCTCAGCAGCGCTTTAATCAGGCGCTGGACACGGCCGACGATCTCCTCAAGCAGAACATCATCGATGAGCGACTGCATGCGGCGGCAGTCCAGCATGCGCGCGACCAGTTGCAGGCTCACAGTAACGCGATCCACGCCCAGAATGACGGCTATCAGCAACTGGTGCGTGGCTCGGGCGTGCTCCGGCAGGCATACATCCAGACCGGGCAGCAGGGTCAGGATCTCATCATCAGCCTGATCGGCGGCCAGAAGGCCAGCGTGGTGTTCGCGCAGCAGCTGCCGCAGTTGGCGTTCGCCCTCTCCGGTCTCGGAATGCAGGCTGATGGCACCCAGAAGGGTATCGGGCGGATTGCCACTCTGCTCTCAGGTCCATGGGGCATCGCATTTGCTGGCGCTGCCTTTGCTGTCGGCCTTTTGGTGGAGAAACTGTGGCAGCAGGATGAGGCCTCAAAGGAAGCCGAGAAGGCCGTAAAGCAACATGCCGCTGCCATCGACCAGCTGAATGAGGCGATGGAGCGGTCTGTTCAGACAGCCGAGGACAAGGCGCGCGCGGACTTCATCGAGCTGGAGAATGAGCGCGCGGCGACCATCGAGATCCGTAAAAGGACCGCGGCGATGCTGGAACAGGCAAAGGCTCGCCTCGCCCTTGCAGATAAGCAGGGCGGTGATGGATCGGGAGAAGGCGGTGTTGATTTCGGAACAACCGCCGGTGCCACTCAGGAAGCGGAGATCAAGCGTCTGGAGGCCGCGCTCAAGCGCAATCAGGAAGAGATTGACCGTCTGACCCGCACGACGACGATAGCTCGCGGCCAGTATCAAATGCAGATCTTGGACCAGATCAGCACCCCGGAGGGGCGAGCGAAGCGGCGTTGGGACAATGAGATCAATGACGCCATCAGCTCCGGCAAGAGCGCGGCGGAACTGGAGCGTTTGCGTAGCGCACGAGACGCCGAGATCGCTAAAATTCGGGAAACGGAGAAGGCATCTCGCGATGCGGCGTCGGCGCGCGACAAGGAAACCGCCACCGTCAGCCAGATGAGCAAAGTCATTCTCAAGGCATTCGGCGGCACCATAACGTCCACGACCGGCGGCAAGCATGTGGATGGCTCGGATCACTATAAGGGCCGGGCCATCGACTTCGTTCCCGCTGGCGGCATGGGATCGCTGACCAAGGATATGATCCGTCAGGTCTTCGCCGACGCAGGTGTCAGCATTCGTCGAAACGCGCGCGGCGTCGAGCAGCTATTTGGACCGGGTGATAAGGGTCACAATGACCACTATCATGTCGCATGGGAGGGCGGCCGCAACGCCATCAACAGCCAGCGCATCAACGATCAGTTGCAACGTGCGGCCGAGCGCGCGGCGGAAGAAGCTAAGCGTCAGGCAGAGGAACTGCAGCGCGCCGCCGAATCCCTTTTCAGCAAGTTCGACGAAGGCCGGGCATCTGCGCTGGAATACGCCCAGTCACTGAGTGAAATAGACCGCGTGATGCGCGCTGGTGTCATCTCACCTGATGACGCCGTGGCTTATTCGATAGCCGCTGCCCAGCGTAAGACGGCCAACGATAATCAGCGCGAGAAGAACGCGAACGAAGCGCTAGACAAGGCTCTCTGGGATGGTCGGAAGCGACCGACCGATCAGTTCAACGAGCAGCAGGAGGCTGCCTACAAACGTCAGGCCGAAGCTGCACGAGAAGCACAGCGCCAGATAGACATTGGGCTTCGACATATCGCCGACTTCTTCGGCAAAGATGTCGCCAAGATTCTGGACCGCCTCACGGCCAACGCTGGTCCCGATAGCGAGCTTGGCAAGCTCCTCGGCGGGTTCGGGGCTGGAAAGCAAAAAATGTGGGACGGGCTAGGAGAACAACTTGGCGGCATCCTGAAAAAGAGCGGGTTCGACTCCGCAGGCATCGGCAGCGCCATAGGGCAGGTGATGGCCGGTGCTCAGATGGGAAAGTTGTTCGGCAAGGGACTCACTGACGTCTTCGGCATCAAGGGTTCCAAGCTAGGTTCGGAAATCGGCGGTGCCATAGGGTCCCAGATTGGCGGCCCTCTCGGAGCGATTGTCGGTGGCACTCTCGGTTCGATCGCAGGCGGCCTGCTCAAGACCCCGAAGTGGGGCACCGCGGTCCTCACGGGCAACGGAAAAGACGATGTCTCGGTCGCAGGCAACAAGAGCGCCTACCGTGACAATGCAGGCCTCGCAGGCACCTCGATCCAGACGGGGCTGGACCGCATCGCGGAGCAGTTCGGCGTCGACGTCGGCGGCTATCAGGTCAGCATCGGCCAGTACAAGGGCAAGTGGCGTGTCTCCACGACCGGGCGCGAAGGCAAGCTCAAGGGCGGCGCGGGGCGCACCGACATCAAGGACTTCGGCAAAGAGGGTGGCGAAGATGCCATCAAATTCGCCATCTCCGACGCAGTGAAGGACGGCGCGCTGCTGGGTCTGCGCGCCTCCACACAGGTGCTGCTGTCCCGCACGGCCGATGTTGAAGCCCAGCTGCAGAAGGCCATCGACTTCGAGGGCGTCTTCTCACGGCTCAAATCGTACAAGGATCCGGTCGCTGCGGCACTGGATACGCTCGACAAGGAGTTCGGCCGCCTCAAGAAGATTTTCGGCGAGGCGGGCGCGTCGGCTGAGGAATATGCGCAGCTCGAGGAGCTGTACGGCATCGAACGGGCGAATGCGGTGAAAGAAGCCGGGGAGAAGGTGACCGCCTCGCTCAAGTCGCTGTTCGACGAGCTGACGGTGGGCAACGATGCCCGGTCCCTGCGCGACCGGTTGGCTGAGGCGCAGGCGAAATACGATCCTCTCGCCCAGCGCGTCGCGGCTGGCGACACCACTGCCTATGACGACTATTCCGATGCGGCGCGCACCATGCTCGATCTCCAGCGGCAGATCAGCGGATCGGGTGAGGATTATTTCAAGCTGCTCGACCAGGTCACTGCGCTGACGAAGGCCCGAATCGATTCCGAAACCAACGTCGCATCCATTGCATCCGCCCGCCCCGGCCTCTTCGCCAGCGACAGCAGTCTGGCGCCGGTGGTGAGCGCTACGGAGACACAGACCGCGCAGATCGTGTCAGCGCTCAAGGCCAATAACAATGACCTGCTGACGGCAATGAATGTCCAGAACAGCAACATTGTCGCCTTGGTGCGCGCCATTTCTCTCCAAAGCGGCGGCAGCGGCACCAGCGGCCTGACGGCTGTCCGACAGAACTTCTGATGCTGCATATCCTCGCGGAACTCGCTCCCCTCAAGATCAGCGACGGGAGCCGCCCGGTGCTGCGCGCGGCATCGGCGCAGGACCGGCGGCTCAACGGGGTCGCCGGGGGACGCTGGTGGCCCGCCATTTCCAAGCGACCGTCACTTGCCATCCAGTTGTTCGACGGCGACTTCTCAGAAGACGTCGCGCCCGGATCTGCCAGCTTCGTAATTCGCTTGGACGCGCTCCAGAATATGGACGGTTCGGTTCGGTCATACCGATGGGCAGGCGCGCCCGTCACCCTCTATGCGATCGACACAGCCAGCTCGCTGAATGCCGCCGGAAGCTACGACGTTGGCGATATAGCAGGGGCGCGCATCTTCAAGGGCCGGGTGCAGAGCTTCACAGGCGAGGGCGGAGGCCTTTCCGTCACTGCGGAAGTGGACGTGGAACCGTTCAACATCGACGTGCTTGCTCAGGAATATACGGGCACCGGCGACGATGAAGGCGGCGCTGACCTCAAAGGGCGGCTGAAGCCATGGATCTTCGGGCGCGCGCTGAATGTGGAGCCCGTGCTCATCAACGGCGTCGAAAACGTCGTCCAGTTCTCCGCATATCCCATTCAGGGCATCTCGGCACTGTATGAGAGAGGAGCGGCCTCGTTCGGTTCGAGCATCGGAAACTACGCCACATACGAGGAGCTGGTCGCGGCAACCATCCCCGCCGGTCGCTGGGCCACCTGCCACGCGCGAGGCATGGCACGTCTTGGCGCGCCCCCGTTTGGCGTCATCACCGGCGACGTCGACGGCGACAATGGCGGCGGTTTCCTTCGGAAGACGGGTGCCATCATTCAGCGGATCGCGGCAGTGCGCGGCGTGTCATCGGGGCTGATCGACGCAGCGTCCTTCGCCGCCCTCGACTTGGCAGTCCCCTACCCGATCAACATCGTCATCACCGAGCAGACCAGTCTGCTGGAGCTCGCTCGTCGCCTGGCACGGCCCTGCAATGCTCAAGCGGGTGTCGACTTCACTGGGCGTCTCTTCGCTGTGCGGCCCACCATTGGCAGCCCCGCGCTCACGCTGCATGCTCAGGGACGCCGCCTGCCGCCAGTCCGTAGATGCTCCGAGGCTGATGTCAGTCCGCCGTATAAGCGCATCATGTTCGGCGCCAACCGGAGCTGGCGTGTTCACACCTTCGACGAGATCGCCTTCGACGCTGCGCTGATCGATCGGGGCGCCTATGATCCGGCCGAGACGTATCGGCGCGGCAACATCGTATCCCTGCCAAACGGGTCGCGGTGGCTCTACGCGTCAGACACCCCCAAAGCTGGCTCCGCGCCTTCACTCGCCAACAGCGATTGGCAGCTCATGTCTGGGCCAATCACGGCCGGGGACATCAATTATGGCACGGGAGAATCTCTCGAATCGCTCAAGCCTGCGGAACCGGGGGCAACGAATGGCACCCCAGCGGGCACCAACATCTTAGGTCGCCCGGTCGAAGAGGTGATCTTCGACCTCGATCTGAACGGGATGAACTGGCACGATCTCGTCATCCTGACCGACACGCGCAACGCCGTGATGATGGCACGCACGACGCTGGAGGGGCAGGCGATCGGCACGGTCGTATCCAGCTTCAAGGCGGAGCAGACGGAGAATAATCAGGCGGTCGCCGAAACCTTCAGTCTGCTGGGCGCGAAGAGCGGCGACGGTGAGTCGTGGAATTGGAACATCAATAGCGTCATGGTCGCGCCCGGCGTCTCCATGTCGCAATATATGCGGGGCGTGTCCGCCTCGATCGGCGACGTGGAGGCGTCTGTCACCGATCTGCGCACGGTCGTTGTGGGCGCGAATGGCGACATCACCGCCAAGGCCGTGCTGGCGCTGAAGGCGGGCAACAAGATCGTCGGGTTCGTCTTCACCAACAATGGCGAACTGTCCTCGGCTGACTTCGAGTTCGACGCGGTGCGCTTCCTCAAACCGAACGGCTCGCTGATGTGGGGTTATGACCCCGGGCGCGCCAAGGTCATCATGGAAGACGTGATCGTCAACACGCTTGAGGCGCGGTCGGTCAAGACGGAGTCGATCGATGCCAACAGCGTCACGGGACTTTGGTCAGCCTCTTATCCCGATGTGCTGGTGTCGGGAGGCGAAGTCACTCTCGCGGAAATCGTAAATTATGTCGTGGGCGATGACACAGACGGCAAGGCGTTGCTGGAACTGCAATTCACCCAGGACGGCACCCTCAACATCGACACGGCCATGCGGCTGCGTTGCTACATGAATTTCGGGTCGGGCTACCAGCTCGTTCGCGATGTGCCGCAAGGTATCGGCGTATCAAGTGGTAACGCCCGCTGGATACTCAATTCGGGGTTCAAACTGCCGATCATCGCCAATGGGCCGGTCAGCATCAAAATCACCGCTACGCCCTATGCGATCCCCGGTGGCGGGACGTCCAGTTCCTCATACGCTCGCAACATCCTCGTCATGATCTTTGAGGGTTATCGCTGATGACGACGCTGCCTGAAGCTGTTGCCCAGATGATCGTGGTGATCACGAATTTCGCGCATCTCACCGATGAGCTGGGCGAGTGGGTGACCGGCACGGTTGCCGGGACCGATGGCACCGGCCTCTACCCGTTTACGCAGCCGGACGGCACCGTCATCAAGGTGCCCTCACCGCTCAAGATGCTGTCGATGATCGGCGGCAAATATGAGGGGCTGATCGCCGCACAGGCCGCACAACAGCAGGCGGTCAATAATCAGCTTGCGACCTTCGATGGCTCGGTCAATCAGGTGAAGGCGTGGCTGTCCGGCCCGGCCAGTGGCGGGCTGTTCGGCAATGGCCTGTATCCGATCACGCTTTCCACCGGCACCACGGTCAACATCCCCAGCCCGGCGCGGCTGGCGGCCGACCGGCAGACGGTCGCGGCCATCGTCGGCAGCGGGTCGCTGATCGCGCTGGTCGAGGACCGGACCTATGCAACCTATGCCGACCTGATCGCCGCGCCTGTGCCCGCGAACGGCAAGTGGGCGCTGGTCCATTCCGATGCCGACTATGGCCGCAACGGCTATTGGCTGGTCGAGGCGGGCTTCTGGGTCATGAAGGTATCGCTCGCCAGCGAGGCGCTGTTGACGGCGCTGGGCGACAATCTGCGCGGGCTGGTGCGGACGCAGAATATCGGTCGGCAGGCGGAGCCGAGCAAGGTCGGGAGCGGCGTCACCTCGCCCAATCTGTTGCTCTGGAACGACAGCGTGCAGGCGGGCGGCAAGGTGACCGGCGTCTGGCTCTTTGCCGCTGCGACCGGGACGATCCGGCTGCAAAGCTATTCGAAGTCCGGCACCACGGTCACGAAGAAGCGAACCGTCTATCTGAATGTGACCGGCACAGGGTATCAGCTTGTGCCTGCCGACATGATCGTTGACGCGGGCGACTATATCGGTCTGCAAGGTCAGGGCATCATCACCGCCACGAGCAACACTGCTGATGCGGGTGGCTGGTGGGACATCCTCGCCGACCTCGACACCCGCACAGTCGGCGCGCCGATCACCACAGCCCGGCTCGAAGCGCAGTTGCAGATTTCGACCGTTCAGCAGGTCGTTAACGCAGGCGCGATGCTCGACATGGCCGCGAAGGTCGCGGACCTCCTCACACGGGCGAGCAAGGCCGAAGCGCAGCTTGCGCTGTTGCAGGGCGAGATCACCCAGACAGTAGGCATCCTTCGCACGCCGGAAAGCGGCACGGGCGTATCCAACAGCATGTTCATCTGGGCCGATCAGATGGCCCATGACGGCTATCTGAACGAGCTTCGCCTCTTTGCCGTGGGCACCGGCACGCTGCGCCTCGCGCGCTATTCCCGTATCGCGAACGAGGTGACGCGCGAGCAGCAGGTGATGATACCCATCACCAGCACCGGCCTGAAGACGCTGACGGCTGCGGACTTCGGCCTGTTCACCCTCAAGGCGGGCGAACATATCGCGCTCTACGGACCCGGCGTTTTCACCTCGAAGGTCGAGACGCAGGCCGGGTTGGGATGGTGGGCGGTCAACGCGGACGCCAATCCGCGCACGGTGGGCGCGGCGACCACGAACATCCAGCTCCATGTCGCTTTCGACGTTCGTCAGGCCATCCAGACCGTCACCTCTGACCGCATTCTGGCACTGGAGGCGCAGGGTGCGGACCATGAAGTGCGCCTCGCCACCGCAGAGGACATCGCAGACAAGCTGTTCGCGAATGACGTTCAGGAGGTGGGCCGGCGCGTGCCGCCCGTCGACGGCAGTCTCGTTTCCGACAGTCATTTCATCTGGAACGCGCCCATGCGCGGGAACGGCACCCTGACGGAAGTGCAGATTTTCGTGAAGGAAGCGGGGACGTTTACGCTGGTCCGCTGGTCGCGAGTGGATAACACCGTCACCCGCCGGGATGTCCGGACATTCACGCTGCCCGCTGGCTCTGCCGTGCTGACGCCGGGCGACTTCGGCGGCACGATGCCGTTTCTGGCAGGCGAATATGTGGGCCTTCACGGTCCTTTCGTCTCGACGCCCGGCGCAGTGGATGACGGCGGCTGGTTCAACGTCGTCAACGGGGTGGACGTCCGGACGATCGGAGCGCCTGTCACCTCCAATCGGCTGGAGGCGAGCTTTAAATTCGCCCAGAACTATCAGGTCGTGACTGCCGAACGTTTCCGTGAACTGGAAGAGGCGGCAGGCGGTGGAGGCTCGATCGACGATGGCGCGGTCATTCCAAGCCGCGAGTGGCTGGCGCCCGACGCAGCGGAGCGGGCCGCCCCGCTGATTGGCGGTAGGCTTCACCAGCGCCTGCATCCTGTGGTCGGCCGCAGAACGCTGGCGATGTTCGATACCCTGAGCAACATCAGCAACGGAGACAGCAACCCTGCCCTGACCGAAGGGCCGTCCCTCCAGGCAATGATCGGGGCATCGGCGGTTCGCATCACCACCACCGGCGGATCGGAGGTTTCCGTCGCGCCCGACGAAGCCGGGCAACCCGTGGATGTGCGGGGCGGGCAGGTGCGCCTGTTCTTCCGGCCTGTCTCGACCGTCTTCTCCAGCATCGCTGCCCTGACGATCGAACTGCACTCCCACGGCTCGCCCGACGCGCCCACGGGCAACTTCCACCGCCTAAACCCGGACGTTGCGCCATACGACCTGCGACAGCGCCTGACGTCGCAGGAAGGGGCCGGCCTGTGGCAGTCTTGGGGTGTGTCGCTCAACTATTTCCTGCCTGTCGGCGCGGGCGCTGATCTTCAGAACGTGCGGTTCGCCATCTTCAAGGTGCGGTCCGCCTCGGGCAAGTCGTTGAGCATGGAGATCGGCATGATCGACTTCGTGCCGAACCTGCTCAAGAAGGCGAAAGCCATATTGTCGTTCGATAACGGCTATCTGACACACGCCACATATTCCGCGCCCCAGCTCATCAAGAGGGGGTTCCGGGGTGTCTTCTGCCTGTCCCAGATGACCGAAACCCACGACGTCCAGAACGACAAATTCTGCTCCGTCGCTCAACTGCGCGCACTGAACGACCTGCACGGCTTCCAGATGGCGAGTCAGGCTTGGGTGACCGAAGACAAAGGCTTCATTGACGGTCTTTCCGAGAATGGCCGGATGGCGGAAATGGCCAAGGCCAGAAACTGGATGAACGCCATGGGCCTGACAGGGGGCGACCATGGATCATATTTCAGCGCCGTCGATTTCCGCGACCTCGTTGCGCACAACATGTTCCGGAGCCACTTCCGGTCGGTCCGCACGTTCATCCAGCCGATCGGCACGTCCGGCCCCTGCATGTCCTACGGCGAAATGTATCCGTGGGGCGACCCGATGCGGGTCAGGGCGGTGGGCGCAACGCTGGTAACTGACGGGAGCAACGGGGCGCGGCTGATCGCCCATGCGCAACAGGCGGTGGATTGCAAAGGCGTCGCCTATTTCGGCTTTCACAACGAGCAGGACGTGGGTTCCGAACATTTCAATCCCTACATCAACGCCGGGTTCCTGCAACTGCTCGACTGGCTGGATCAGCACAGGGATGTCATCGACGTGGTGACCGAGGACGAGCTCCATCACTACCACCTGCCGCTGATGGCTGCGGCATGAGCGTCGAGGCGAATTTCGGGTGAATATCCAATGGAGCGGGCGGCGATGAGCACCGACGAATTTATGATGCGCTACGTCTATATTCCGCTCGCGGCTTTCACGGGCGCCATCTCCTCGCTTGGCGCGCGGCGGTGGCGGACGATGACGAAAGGCAAGATCCTGCTCGCCGTCTTCATGGGCGCGACCTTCGCGATGTTCGTCACGCCATGGGCGGCGCACGCCATCATGGGCATCAGGGAGGACGACGCGCGCGGCACGGTCGCACTCACCTATCTCTTCGGCATCGCCGCGCACATCATCCTCCCGTGGCTGATCCAGCGCATCGAGCGGATGATCGGAGGAGGAGAAGCGCAATGATCGCCTGGGACATCCTCAACTCGCTGGCGCGGCTGATGATCGCCGCGATCCTGATCTGGAAGCTGATCCGCTTCCCCGCCCTGTTCAACGCATGGGAGCGATACGGGATGAGCGTGGCGGCGGGCTGCTCGATCCTGACCGTCACCGTGATCTGGGAAGCGCAGCGAAGTCCATTCGACGGCTGGGCGACGAGCCTCTTCAGCCTCGGCATCCTCCTTTACTTCATCGGCCGCGCGACCCGGCATTTCCGGCATCAGCAGCGAAATGAGCAGTTCGCCCGCGAGGGCATCAGGCGGGAATAATCAGGCGCACAAGCGCGGCGGCAGGCGGGCGGCGAGTAGATGGCGATGATGGGGTGGCGCGGGACCACTAGCTAGCAATGTGGCTGCCGACTGGAACGACCAGTCCCGACTACTGCGGCATTTCCTCCGGTCGGGTGCTCTCCGACATTCCCGCGCCATCGGTTTGATACCGAGAAGCCCATCAAAAGTAAACTTTGGGGCGCTTTCGGGCGCCCTTTTTCATGGGAGAATGAACATGGGTTCCAGAGATCCCGCGTGGCTACTAGCCGCGCGAGCGCTCCTTGGCACGCGCGAGGCGGCCGGGAGCGCCAATAATAGCACGATCCTCGGCTGGGCCAAGGTGCTCGGCGTCAAGGTGCTGGGCATCATCTATAATGCGGATAGTGTGCCATGGTGCGGCCTGTTCGTCGCGCACTGCCTGCGCGCAGGCGGCGTCGACCTTGGCGGAATGAAGGTCGGCGTCCGGGCGAAGGCTTGGGCGACTTGGGGCAGCGCTCTTGCGGCCGACCGCCTGGCGCCCGGCGCGATCCTCGTCTTCGAGCGGGAGGGCGGCGGTCATGTCGCCTTCTATGTTGGCGAGGACGCCACGCACTATCATGTGCTGGGCGGCAATCAGGGCGATGCCGTCACGATCATGCGGCTGGCCAAGACCCGGTGCGTCGCGCGTCGCTGGCCGACGGGCGTTCCCGTAATCGGCGCGCCGGTGAAGCTGTCCTCCAGCGGCGCGCCGGTGTCGAGGAATGAGGCGTGAGCGACCGGCTTCATCAAATGGGGCTGATCCTGCTCGCCGCGCTCGCCGCTGGCCTCCTATACCTGATCGGCAACACCTTCTCGATCATCGGCAGTCATATCGGTCCGGATGGGCGCGTGCCCTCCGCGGAGGCATTCGGGCTGACCGCGCTGCTACTGTCTTTCCGGGAGGTCATCGGCGCAATCCGGGGCATCTGGGACAATGACACCCGCAACAAGCTGACCGACAAGCTGGCCGACGCTCAACCGGCAATCGCCCCGCCACCGCAAAGCGCGGTCGACGCGGCCGGGCAGGTTGCCGGTGCCGCCGTCGACGCTGCGCGCGAAATCGAGGCAGGGTCATGATCGGGCGCATCCTCGATCCGATTCGCCCCTATTTCGCCGCCATCGCCCTTGCGGCAGTCGTGGCTGGCGGGCTGTGGGTCTGGCGCATCGACACCCTGCGCGCCAGCTACAAGCGTCAGTTGGGCGAACTGCGCACCGAGTATGCCGCCTTCCAGACCCGCATCATCGACCGCACCGCCGAGGCGCTGCGCCTAGATCGCGCGCGCAACGCTCAGGTGGCGGCCGAGCAGCGCGCCGTCATTCAGGAGACCAGCAATGACTATCTCAAGGCTCGCGATGCTGAGCTTGCTCGCCTGCGCGAGCGCCTGCGCGCCATCGCCCCCCAAGCCAATCCCGGTGGTGGCGGAGCACCGGGAGTGCCCGCCCTTCCCGTCCTGTCCACCGGGCCTTTGCGGTCAGGTGAAGCGGCCATCGTGGATGTCGCAGACGCGGAGGTCTGCACCGAAAACACCCTGAGGCTGGAAAGCCTGATGGCGGCCTGGAACGCGGTGGCGGCCATCGATCCCAATGAACGCGTGCCCTTCTGATCCAAAGGAAATTGCTGTGGCCAAAAGCTATCCCGACTTCGCCCTGACCGGACAATGGCAAGATATTGCCGTGGCAACCGGCTATACCGCCATCGCGAATGAGCGCGTGATGCTTCAATCGAAATCGAGAGATGCGGTGCTGATGTTCATCGGCGGAGCATCAGCGCCGTCCGCAGATGACGGCATCGCTGTGTCCTTGGGGAAGGCTCTGTCGGGAACATCGGACCATTTTTGGGTCAAAGGTTCGGGCGAAGTTGCCGTGCTGGTGGAGGACTGATCCATGGAACTGATCAATCCGGCGGGCTTCACGAAAAGGCAGGCTGACAAATGGGGTATCAGCCGCGGTATGCCCATCACTCCCGAAAAGCGCGGGGCTCTTCCCACGCTCACAGCTGCTGACGACACGGGCTTCGTACAGGCAGCGATCGACGAGGCTCTGGCTTACAACCTCCCAGTACAGCTAAATCGGCTCTACCGTGTCGGGGGCATCTCAATTTCAGGGACAGCGGTTGGCTTCTCATTGTCCGGCCCTTCTGGCGTTCAGCAAAAGCGTGGTGCTGGCCCGCAGGGCGGATTCATCCCGTCCGCGAACGGGCAAGAATTTCTCTTGCGCCTCGGTGCGCCGAATTCCGGAAACACCGGAACCTTCGGTTGCGAGCAGACCGTTTTGAACGGCCTGACGTTCTTCGGTGATGACCGCACCTTCACAAAGGGCATGCTGCACGGCCTCAATGCAACCCAAGTGAGTCTGCGCTTTTGCTCCTGGAGGCGTGCCCGTGGACCGGCTGTGTACGGCAACCGCCTTGAGGACTTCTCATGTTGGGACCCGCAAATGTGCATGCTGGGCGGCAGCGATGGCCGCGCGGGCGGCATCTGCTTTGGTGACCTGCCTATTGGCGGGTCAATTGGCAGCAATCGCGTCTATGTCGTCGGCGGTCGCTTCGAATTCATCGACGGCCCACATATCGGCATTGATCCAGCGGCAACCTCCGCGTGGGTCAGCACTTTGGACATCAATGGTGGCACGAAGTTCGAAGTCGGCGACATCAACGCTTCGAATGACGGCGCGGCGGCGACCTATGGCGCGAACCGCGGCAACTATCCCGTTTTCGATTTCCGTGCAGGCGCGATGGAATCCACCAGCCTCGGCGGGAATCGCACGTCGGTCTTTATCAAGGACTATTTCATCAGTCGCGCCAGTGAGGCGGACTATATCCTTGCAACCGGTCCGTGCGACGACATGGTCCTCGAGAATGGCCATTTCAGCGCGAGCAGCAGCGGCGCTTTCAAGCTGGTGCGCGTCCGCGACCAAGCTGGCAACCCGTGCTCGGCACGCAACCTTGTATTCCGCAATCATGGCGTGCGCGAGACGGGCGGTGGCGGGTCCATTACGCGGACGTACGAGTTTGACAACGCGAACTATTATCCGGCTGTGTTGGAGTTGCCGATAGACGATGGTCGCCTCGGTGCAATCAACGCCATCAACAAGATGACAGACGATTTCATTCCGATGAGCCAGATTGCGGCCATTCCGTCCGGCAATGGCGGAGTGACTGCGGGCCGCCGGATGATCCCCGACCCCGCACCCACCACTGACCCTGCGCTATCGTTCGCAGGCAGTGTGATGGCTGTCTATGATAGCGCGGCTACCGACATCGCCTTCCTGGCCAGCAACGATCTTTCGGCCAACCGTGTGCTCGGCCTCTCGGCCGCCCGTAGCGGTCGCGTCCGTATTTGGGTGCGCGCCAAGGCCTCCGACAACACCAAGACGCGCGTTGTGCGGATCGACGATGCAAACGGCACTCTTGCCGCGTCGGCGTCTGCGTCCATGGGGACGACATGGTCTTGGATTCCGCTGATCGTCAATCTGGCCGCCGTTTCAGGTCCGCTTCGCCTCCGCGCGCAGGCGACCACCGGCCAGATTATCTATATCGACGGTATTCGTATCGAGTCGATTGCCGCCCCAGTTACGGCCACCACCGCCGAACTGACCAGCGCAACCAGCGTGGTCAACACGACCCTCAAGGAGGTAGGCCGCGTCGTCTACAACACGACGACAGGCAAGCCTGTTTACGCGACGGGGACTGCGGCAACCAGCGCCTGGAACGATGCTGCCGGGGCGCTGGCTCATACTCCCGCATAGTTCTGAGCGACAGAGGCGTTCAAGTTCCTCTGGTTTGCAGCGAATGGGCGATGGCTGTCCACATTGGCTTGCGCCGCATGTCGCTGTCGAGGGGGAGGCCGCGGACCTGGGGAATCCAGAGAAGCGGCTTCTCCTTGTTTAGCCAGCTATAGCGATCTGAAATACCGAAGCAGATGAAGGCATCAAGATTGTCGTATGAAAACACAAGCTCTGTGAAGTCCCGGGCGAGTTGCGCAACCTCATCGTCACGCTGCGAAGTATCGAACGGCCCGTTCCAATCGGCGACGTCAAATTCGGTCACCATGATCTTGAGACCCATCCCTCTCAGTTCATCGAGAAATGGCCGAAGAACTTTAGATCTGTAAGGAAATCCATATCGGCGAATATGACCATGCAGACCAACACCGCCTATAGGCGCGCCCCGCGCGAGGGCGCGCTCGAGTAACCCGAGAGCCGCCTTGCGGCGACGTTCTGCAACTGGGTGGTCAGTCTCCAGGCCATAATCGCTGAATAGCAAAAGTGCATTAGGATCTGCTCGGCGCGCAGCATGGAACGCCATATCGATATACTGCTCACCGAAGGCGTTTACCCAGATGTTATCGCGCAAGCCATCCTTCCGACCGTCTTCCGGGCGGATGCTCTCGTTCACCACGTCCCAACTTCTGACCCTGCCGGCGCAATGGCCAGCTACACGGCTGACATAGTCAGTTAAAAGTTTTCCATCCGCCTTTTTCTCAAGCTGCTCAATGAGCCAAGGCGGGTCTGCTTTATACCAAATGAGGGTATGGCCATGTACCGCCATCTTCGCTTGGGTCGCCCATTTGAGCATTCGATCAGCGCGGGTGAAATTGTAGCGGCCCGGTGCCACTTCTATCGCCCGACGCTTAAGATCGTTCATTGGCGCTATCAAATTGCAGTTATTTCGCAGAGCGTTCACGAACTGCCGGTCGTTTAGGCTTTCGCCCGCGACGAATGCACCGAATGGCAGATGCGATCGTGCAGCGAGAGCAGCTAGGCCCGCGCCGTCGTCTGAGACGGTGGTCGATTCCAGCATTGATTTTGCCAAAGCAGAGCCGGCTAATGCGCTGCCAGCTCCTGCTATCATCGCGCGTCGGCTCCAAAGTGGGATCGCCATTGTAGCCTCTTCTAATCGCTTCGAAGTGCCGCGAAGTGGTCATCTTCTGGTGCCGAAGGGCGCGCCGGTATGCCGTCACCGCCTGACGATCGAAACGATGGGCGTCCAGCTATAGCCAGCGGAGCGCGCGCGGCAGGAGGCAGCGCAGCGACAGCAAAGAATATGCTCCATATGAAATTGTTGTAAGCCAGAGTCGTCTGCTCGGTCACGTTGATGAGAAGAAAGTATAACAGGAATATAAAATCGAAAGCAGATCGCCGATCAGCGCCACTCGCGAAAATTCGTCCCGCGCGCACAAAAATGTAAATCATCGCGACTGCTGTTACGCAGACGCCTATTGCCCCGATATTCAGCCATGTTTGCATCATTCCATTATGAGCATGTGGCGGAATATAGTCATACATGTTCCAGTTGACGGAGCCGACGCCTTTCGGCGATGCGAAAAATGCCTCGTAGCCAAATCCCAACCACCAGTGATCGCCGCTTCCAAGAGCGCGCCATACCGCAGACCAGATCTTCGTCCGGCCCGACAGTGTCGAATCCTTGCCGAAGGCGGCAAACACATCGTCATCGGTGGCGAAAGTCGCGCCGAATGCCAGAATAATGATCACTGCTCCTATGAAACCCGCGATACCGCCTAGATACAGCAGCCCGGCACCACGCAGAGAGACCAAGATGTAATAGGCCAAGAAGCATATCACCATGGCTCCGATTGCAGTGCCCGAGAAGCTGGCTGTAACCCCGATCACGGACATGGCGAGAATGAACCAAGCCAAGTACGTCGGTCGGGATTTCATCAACGCCAACCCGGCGATCACGCCGACCAGAAGGACTCTTCCAGCGTTGTTCTTTTGAGTGAAGAGACCGGGGATAGCTGGGTAGAACTTGTCATGTGGCATCCCGAGATCAGGAACAACCACAGCAGATATGAGGCTGATCGTGACCACGAACGCGGTCACAAATCCGACCGCTCTGATCAGGCCATCTCGGCCAAGCCTTGCTGACAATCCAACGCTGAAAAGACCGCAGATCAGCAGGAGCGAGGTTCGTCGGATCGTCGCATCGGGAGCAATCGACCAAGTGACAGAAAATACGCAAAGAGCGATCGGGATCCACAGCGGCGCTGACCGCTTGAGCCGCTCAAAGTAGACGAACGGACTTTTGTAAATCGCCCAGAATGAATAGAGGTAGGCGGGTATGCAGAGGGCGACCACACCCACGGCCACATCACCGTCCATGCGCTCAGCAACAGATGAGTTGCCACCTGTAAGCGCTTTCGAGAGGCCACCCGACATCAACGCGAGAGCTAAGCAAACGAACACTGCCTCAAGGTTCGAAACCGCGGGGATAAGCCCTGATGTCCTTGTCCTGACGGCTCTGGTTGCGTTGACGTTCAAATGCGAGCTCCCACCGAATGCGCGTGTCAGCCGTCACCATCCGGCTGACCGAATCTTGCGTAATCCATGGAGTATCATGGGCACAAGAAGAAGGGTGGGGAAACGTGCGAGCAGTCGCTCGGGATATTCGACTAACGGAAATCGAACTTGAATGCTTCAATGCCAGCGAGGATCACAGAGCAACCGTCTTCTTTCAGCCACCCATATGCATTAGAACCTGTCGTGATCCCCGAGCCGGTTTTGGCCATGTAATCCATCGAAATCCGCCGGACTCCGGACGCATCGGTCGGCTCCACCCTGGTCTCGACGTGCTTGAACGAGGCAGGAAAAAGGAGCGTGGGCTTCACCAATCGCACCATATCTGCGTTGGTCCCATCTTCCAAAAGTGGGCAAGATCCAACATCCGATGCCAGTGCTAGATCGCCGTGGTTCGAGCCCATTTGAAGCTTAATAGCCCAAGCAGCAACGAGCACGAATAACACAATTATCGAAGACCTCTGCCACACGTCATTTGCCCCTTATTACCCCTGATGCTCAACTGATCGCATCAACGTAAGGTAACCGTCAATAGGCGTACCAAGATGAACTCTCGTCTATCCGCGCATCGCCTGCATCATGCGCTTCCATTCCCGCTCATTGGGGTATCGGCAGTTTTATAATCGGCATTGCCGCGCCGCTGGCTGGCAGCGCCGATGGAGCAATGATGCTTGGCGCAAAATGCCGCCAGGGTCATCGTATGGAGATCGCCTGATCGCGCTGCCCACCACTGGCCCCAATTGAATTTAAGGTCCAACTCGGCACGCAGCCGCTTGATCGTGCCAGGAGCGATCGGCAGCGCCACGTCACGCAGTCGCTCCACCGAGCGGAGATATTCCGCAAGCGCAGCGATCATGATGACCCTGGGATTGCCTGGACCCGTCATATCCACCGGCCATCCCAGCGGCAGGCTAAAGCCGTGGGCTGTCGGACGATACTCTGTCACCAGCCAGTCGCGCTCATAGACATCGCACAGGCGGTCTACGGCTAGGCTCTCGCGTGTCGGCCTAGGCATCGATCCAGCTCCATGCAAGGACGCGTCCGAGATCGCCGATCCAAGAGGCCGCATCGGCCTCTAGGGCGAGGGCAGGCCATAGCATCACCGCCGCGTAAGGCGCGCCCGGCGGGTCGCGCACCAGCGACGCGTCAATGCCGCCCACAGCATCCATCAGATCGCGCCACATCGCCCGCCCGTCCCGATCACGCCGGGCAATCGCGATGGTTGCCAGCGGATCGGCGCCACCCATGACCGTCACCGCGAGCGACGGCCCGTAAGCCTGCCCCTCTATGTGATAGCCCGGGATCGGCAAGTCGGCGCGTCCGTCTTGCAACATTGCGGCGATGCGCGATGAGGTGTCGGCGATCGTGTCGGTCGACACCTCATCGCGCGGGCTGCGGCGCAACTTGCCGGTGTTAATGGTGAGGTGGTTGAGGTAGGTCATCGCTGCCGGTAACGCCTGTCTTGTTGCTGGGCGAGGAGATGGTCGATCATCGCGCTGGCCTCGACTCTACCGACGCCGTTAAGCAAGATATCCGGCATGCCGAGACGCCGCCTCAGGCCGCCAATGTAAGAGCGTTGTGCGGCAGTGATGCTGGTCTGGTCGGCCTTGCGCGGGTGACGCTTGCGGATGCTCGCGGCCTCTGCGTCGGAGTGGCGTCCCAGGCGGATCACGACGCGCGATCCGCCGCGACCGGCGAGACGGGGCTGTGTCAGCGTTGAGGGGACATCGCCCGATCGTCCGCCGTCGGCATTGAGCGTCGCATCTTTTGACTGATGCGCGCGCCGACGCAGATGTGGTCCCTCGCGCATGGGTAACCACAACCAACTGATGAGAGTCCCGCGCGTGGCCGCGTCGAGTAACTCCTCCAGCAATAGGGCATCGTCCCAAATGGCGTTTGCGGTCAGCATGCCGAGCGATTGGATGTCGAGCGGGGGATGTCGCGTTACGGCGATGTCCCAGCTACCCTGTCGCCAAGCACGCAACACGGCGTCCGCGTGGAGATCGGCGATTGGCATCGGGTCGAGCCGTGTGAAGACGTGAGGGTGACCATCGGCCACCTGTATTGAGACGCCATCTGGCGCATCGATGTCATGATCGTCGCAGCCGCGCATCCCCGATCGGCGTGACGCAAAGCCTGCCGCGAGCGTATCGCGGCAGGCGTATATGTTATGGGAGGCGATCATTTATGAGGCCCGGTAAGGATTGTAGCCCTCTCCGCCCTCGTTGACGCCGTCCCAAAACCCGCGACCAGCGGCGTTTTTGCGGGTGGTATCGACAAGCCACTCGGCATAGCGACGGCGTTCTGCCGCGCCGCGAGCCCAGTCGCCAGCGGTCATGACCAACTGGGCTACCTTTCCGTCGACACGCGTCTCGACCAAGGCGACGGCGGCGGCCTTACGCAGATCGGGCAAAAGATTCCGCAGATAATGTTGGGGGTTGGTCTCGATGTCGGACAAAAGGATGGCTGAGCAAATGCGCCGCTCAACCCGATCCGACTTGCTTTCGACACAGATGCTATCGCCAACCTGGACGACGTCAAACAGCGCGTGGCTGCGGAGGGTGGTAGGGATCGCCTGAAAATTAGCCATTTTCTTCTCCTGCACCCCGGTTCGGCGGTGCGCCCGTATCAGCATCTGGCTGATAGGTTCATCTATACATTCATTTAAGGACGAGTAAAGCACATTTATAGTTTTTGTCTGGCCCTCCCGGATCTCCGCGATAAACGCGCGGTTGGAATGGCCCCGCGTCTCCAGCGCGTCAGCGACCGCTGCGCGCACATCCTTGATGCTGTCCATATGTCCTCCTGACGTCCGAACGTATGGAGAACAAAAATCGAGTCGGTCAAGCGCACGGCTCGTCTTTGAAGTTAATCTCATCACAATCAGGGAGAATCGAATTGCCCGCCACTGCAAGCCGCATCGGCTTCATCACACAGGCTGTCCGAAATGCCATTGCGGGGCCGGATGAGGCAGTTGCATTGAAATACGGCGATTTGGCTCGTGATACGAAGGAGCCGCTTGAGTGCTTCTTCGACAGCGAGGCCGACGCGGCTCTGGTAGCGCAGGAGCGACTGGCTCTGCTTTCTCCTGATCGTCGGCGTTTCCTGAGTGAAGTCAGCGGCGCCGATGTGGGTCGCGGGCTGCAGTTCAATGTGTCTACCCCAACTGCGCGCATCATCGACACTGAGAAAGCAGCAGACCTTCCCGCCGCCACCGTCGAGATCGGCATCGATTACGAGGCTGGCAAAACCATCCTGAGCAACTGGGGATAATCCATGCCTGCCCTGCCCTTCATGCTGCTGCCTCATCCTCTTCCGACGATTGCCACTGGCAATGAGAGGTCCGAGAAGCCCGCCGTCCACTTGGCTCAGTTCAAGCATATCGGCATGACCTGGCGTAGTGCTGGCGCTGGAGCCCTCTGGATACGAGGTGACTTCGGTCAGGATCGCTTGGTCGACTTCATCGGTGTGCTGCAAGCCAACGCCCAGCCCGGCACTACCATCAGAGTAAGGCTCGGCACTACCCAGGCGCAGGTCGACGGCTCAGCGCCCTACGATAGCGGCGCCCTGCCCTTCATCAGCCCCGCCATCTCCCGTGAGGATGGACTCTATCACGCCCATCTCGAGATCCCCTCGCCCGTCACGGCGCGCTGGTGGCGCATCGACATAGGGGGTCACACCGGAGACTTCGAAGCCGCCAAAGCGATCATCGGGCAGAAGGTCACCTCAGGCCGTTATTACGACAAGAATTTCGAGTTCGGGGTGCAGGATCTGGGCGACCTCGATTACGGTCGCTGGGGCGTGCCAGCAGAGGACGAGGGGCTCATCTTCCGCACCGTGACGTTCAAGCTGCCCTGGGTCGTGAACAGCGAATTCGAAAGCGGCTGGCGTCCGCTCATTGAGAAGGTCGGCAAGCGGCAGCCGATCTTCCTCTGCTTCGATCCGCAGGCCACCGCCTACCGCCAGTCGAAGACATATTTCGGCACGTTCCGCGATACCCCGTTCGCCACTGGGGGGGTGAAGCCGGGAACCTTCGCCATGGAGTATGGGCTGCTCAGCTACATCTGATCCGGCGGCTGGTGACCGACGGTAGGGCGGGCGGCGGGTCGCCACAGGGCTCGCCGCCCGTTCGTCATTGGTGATACGGCCGCCAATTCTCTGCCGTAAACAGCTCATTGCCAGCAAAGTGGCCCCGGCGCGTTAACCCGCCTGAGGCGTTCCGGGAGGAAACGGTTTGGCAGTAAGTGCAGCGAACGGCGCGCTTGATCCATTCCCCTTCTATTCCAGCAGCGCGGAGGTAGTCTTCGCGCATTTCTACTTTGGGACGGTCGGCTGCACTGCAGCGGGCGGGGCAATGGTCGGGCGATCTCGCCATATCAGTCTACCTGCACCTTGATGTTCCACCCCAGCTTCTTCGCCAGAGCCTTTGCCGGCGAGGACCAGCCCCAGAAATCCATGGCCTGAAACTCCATCGATAGGGTCTGGGGCGCCTTCTCCTGAAAATCCTTGAGTGTCTGCCGGTCGACCAGCACCACAGGTCCGCGGATCACCGCAGCGTCGGCTATATCGACATGTCCTGGCTCATCACTGCAGCCAGCGCTCTCCGCCACCCATTTCCCCGAAGGGGTCTCCCACAGACGCAGCTCGGTCCACTTGGACCGGTCCCCTTTCGAATTGGTAGTGTGCTCCCCAAGCAGCTTGCCCACGAACTCGAAGGTCGGTCCGCGGTTGGCCTTGATAACCTGATAGCTATAGCCTTGGGCAGCTAAGGTGGGATCGGCGCGTTGGCGATCCACTTCCCGCGCCACAATCTCCTTCTCATCCAGCAGCGAAATGCTCGACAGGGTCAGGTCTCCGATTTTCAGATCAGCCATATTCATTTCCCCGATACCCCCTATGCCACCTTGCGCGTCGACCAGCCGGCGCGCTTGTATTTGAGCCAAGCATTGGAGCGCGCGCGGCAGTAAACCGATTCGGCGTCTTTAATCATGACGCCCTCGCCTCCCTTTGCCCATATCTCGCAGGCCAGCCGCTCCACGTCGGCCTGAGAGGCGGCCCATGTGTCTGGAACCACGGATAGGGCTGGCCCTATCGGTTCTCGGCCCTTCGTGCCCGGCCGCCATTCCCAATCCGCCGATGGGTCAGCGGCCAGAGCCACCCAGTCCCGCAGCATGCGCTTGCGCTCGTACAGGGGGCGAGTGGTGCCGCCCTCTGCCCATTCTGGCGCTGGCATCGCGTCGAAGAGGTGGAGCGTGCCACCTTCCGGTGCGCGAAGCCCCTGCCCTATGTGGCGCAGCGTGGCACGATAGCCGCCGGGCGCCAGGAACTCGCCGTCGAACATGATCGCGTGCCCTGCCGCCTTCTCGATTGATCGCAGGCGATAGGCAATGTGATCTATTCCGCCGATGGGGATTCCCTCCCGAGTGAGAAGTTCGCCGCCGATCCACGCAGCGCGGACCCCGTCAATCTTCTCCTCAATCCATGCACCATGGTCAGGCAGGCCGCCCCGCCACTCGCCCGCAAGCTGCACCAGCTCACGGGAGCGCTTGTTCAAAGCGGGATGGGGGCTCATCGTAGACCTCCTGCTGACCGGTCCGGCCCGCAGCGGCTGTCCACCCAGTCCGCGCCCCAAAGGTGATAGCGCAAGCTGTTGCAGGCTTTATTAATGCAGAAAGCGTGATGATGCATGACGCTCACAGCCATCTGGCTGCGGACGTGATCAACCGCATCATCATCATCGGTGAATATTTCCGTCTCATCGATACGCTCAATCCCGGCATCGGTGAGCGCATCAACATCGCCGCTCTCGCGCAGATTGAAAACGTCCCATCCTTCGCGGGTGGCACGCTCCGAGTATTGCGGCCAAATGGTGCGGGCTACGGTCAGATATGCGCGGGCATCGGCAAGCGTCATGATTTCCATATCACGACTCCCGCGTTTCGATGTCGCTGCCGTTGCGGTAAACGCCGACACCGAAATTTTTGGGAATTATATAGATGACTCCCGAAACCATTAGTCATCTGCCTTCTCGGCTTTCTTGCGTTCGCGCTTCACGCGGCGCTCAACCCGCTTCGCCTGCTGGCCTTTGTCGGCAGGCCGGTAGGCCAGAACGCGGTCGGCAACGGCGTCTAGGATCGCTCGGATTTTCTCGCTCATGCGATCAACTCCTTGTAGGTGAGGCGCTGGCCGATGGCGGCAGCGAACAGCTTGTCGAGCCGGGCAAGCGTGTGGTTCTTCACGTCCCCGTCACCGAGCCGGAAAGCGAACTCGCCGACATAGCGATGCAGGTGCTTTGGCGATGCGTGGTGATAGACGCCGTGCAGCCCGCGCTTGAGCAGCGCGAACACGCTCTCGATGCCGTTCGTGGTGACGTTGCCCCGGACATACTCACCGAGGCCGTGATTGATCGTCTCGTGCCGGTAGAGCAACCCGCCAACGCGGCTGTAGATACCGCTCTCGTCGGTGTGGATGGTCGAGCCGACCTGAACGTGCCGGTGAGCAAAGCCAACCGCGTTGCGCCCCGTGACGCTGGCGCGAACCTCTGCCTTCACGCGTCCGCTCTCGCGTGCCCGACCAGCGATGACGGCAGTCTTACCGACGCCACCCCGGCCAAGGTTCAGCCGCTTGCTCTCGTGCTTCGCCGCTTCCTTGCCGCCGATATAGGCTTCGTCAATCTCAACGATCCCGGCCAGTTCGGTAGGGTCGTTCCCGCAGGCCTCGCGGAGCCGTTGGAGCATGAACCAGGCGGTCTTTTGCGTGACGCCGATCTGCGCGTGAAGCTGGACGCTGCTGATGCCCTTGCGGGCCGTGACGAGCAGATACATCGCGTAGAGCCACTTGTGCAGCGGCACTTTGGATCGCTCGAAAATGGTCCCGGTGCGAATGGTGAAATCGAGCAGACAAGTATTGCAGCGGTAGAAGCCGCCCTTGCGGGTGCCGATGCGATCGACCTCGCCACACGCCGGGCAGGTGGCCCCGTCAGGCCAGCGCTTCGCCTCGAAATAGGTGCGGGCGCTCTCCTGATCGGGGAACATCTGGAACAACTCGAATGTGCTGATGGTGGACTTGGACATGGAGTTAAATACCGCGTGCTTCGGCGATCAGTGCCCGTGCGTGATTACGATAGAGAAGAGCAAGATCAGCCGGCGCGTAACGGGCCATTTTTGCATGGAGGATGGCGTTCTTGATGAGGTCGTTCCGCATTTAAAATCTCCTTCCGATCAAAGGGCTTATCCCAATGACAAGAAGATAACTACCCGAGCGCGCTTCGGGAGTCAAGTATATAATTCCCAAATTTTTGAATCGGTAGACCTCGACATCATCAGTCAGCTTTCGATGATAGATGAAGTGCCAAGCCGCCTCCATGTGCAGCTTCGCGCGTTCTGGCTTGCTAGGATTCAATGTGATTTTCACGTCTCAGCCCTCCAGCCCGTGGGGGTTGTAGACCTCGCATCCTAGATGCTCGGCCAAAGCCTTGGCCCATCCCAGAGCATCGACAGCGACGTGACGTTTAAACTGATCAAGATCGTTCCCGGATAGCCCCCCTTCGTCTATGTCAAAGTCCCGAACATGCATCGCTAGCGGGTTCCGGATGTAGACGCCGATCGCGGTTGCCTCGGTAAGGGGGCAGGTGTCGAAGCCGTCCCCCTCATCTTTCACCGGCTGCACCTCAACCAGCATGGCCGACATCATGGGGAATGTCCGCTTCGTGGCCAGTTCTGCACCGCGGTCACTAAACGTCACGTTCGCCGATACCCATGCGGGCACGAACTCGAAATCAAAGGGATCGTCATAGCCGTTGGCGCTGGCTTCCTGCCAATCCCGATGGACCGGCTCTGCCCACCCGCAGACAGTGGCGCGAAGATCGGCGTAACCGCGATGCTCGAAGGCGGCTTTCACGTTCGGCTCGTCCTTGCGCTCAAGCACCTCTTCCCACAGGCAGGCCGCAGCCTCGGCCGCATCGAACAGACTCAGTTGCTCGAACATGGGTCAAGCCTCCCTGTCGGCGATGACGGCAGGGCAAGGATTGGCGCTGCAATCCGCCTCCGGTCGCCCGCAAGCGGTGCAGGTGAAATCCGGCAGGGGCGGCAAATCTGCGTCCTGCGCCTGATCCTCCCATTCGGCTTGTCCGCCATCGTCCAGATAGCCCCACAATTCCGGCTCCGGGAACGGTTGGCCCTGATACTTGGGCCGGAACGGAGCGCAAAGGCCCGCGAAGCCTTTGCCCTCGTGGGTAGCGTCGCCGTGGAGGCAATCGTAGTGCTGCGCGATGCTCGCGGCCATCTCGGTGCCAATTGCCTCGAGCATGACGCGGAACCGCTCCGCCCGGTCCGGCTGGCACAACTCAAGCGCGTCTATCATCTCATCTATGCGCATCTGCATGGACATGGTCATTCCTTTCAAGTGGCCGATGCTGGCCAGGCCGGGGCATTGCGCCCCTCGAAGCGGCGATAGGGGGTAAGTGCCCCGGTGAGGGGCCGCCGCTTGGAGGGACGGCGCGCACGGGGCGCGCCGCACCGGTTACGCGAAGACTTTGGAGAGGGTGACGGCGAGGGCCAGCATAGCGGCAACCATGCCGCCTATGCGGAGGGTCAGGGTATTAGCCTGAGCGTCGAGCGCTTTCTGTAGCTCGTCCTTCGTCACAAGCTCCGTGGTAGCATGGTGCAGCTCGTCGGCCAATGCCTCCGCATGCTTGCGGTCCATGCCCACGGATTCCAACTTCTGCAGGGTGGCGATGGGATTGTATGCGGTCATCGCTTAGGCCTCCCGGAAGTAGACGATGCCGATGGATTGGACGGGGATGAGCGCGAGGCCGAACTTTGCGGTAGCGACTGCAATCACGTCATCGGAATCGTCGGCCCACCACCACGCGCCATCAATAACCCCACCGGAGATAAGGCCCACGGAGATGTGAGACGGGCACTCATCCCGGTTGTTCTTATGATGGCTATTCCATCCGTTCAAAGCTGTAGAGAACTGTTCGGGCGACATGGGTCAGGCCTCCATACGTTGAGCCAGAGCGCGAAGCTCTCGCGCCGCGCCATCGTTTCCGAGACGCGATAGGCGCTCGTCTGCGGTTTCGTTGATGCGGGCACCGTCATTTCGGTATTCGCCGGGACAAAGTGCCTCGCGGATAAATGCACGGATTGCATAATCCATCCCGAAAGGCGCGCGATGGGCACCGGAGGCGCGATAGGTCGCGTCGGTTAGGCTGAACGCCCCGCCCTCATAGGTAGAGGCCACGCGCTCGATGTGCTGGGCGGTGATGATGTGAGCCATATAATCCCCTCACCCGAACACATGCTGAACAGTGTAGCCGGCATCCTCGATACACAGCGCCCAGCGCTTGCCATCCGAACCGGCCAATGCTGACTGTAGGGCGATGATATGGTTGGCAGCATCGTCACGGGTCGCGCTATCTTCGCTCATCCGCGAGAACGCCTGCTCGGCCGCAGCCGTGGCGCGGTCATAGCCGCCACCACCCGCCGTGCCGCGCTGCATGTCGCCACCCCATATCTGCGCATAGCACTGCACAGATGCGCCGTGCTTAAAGGCGACGCGGCCGATTGCGGCGCCACTGTGGAGGATGACATAGGCGCTGACGTTGGCGAAAGCGCGGTCAAAGGCGGCGTAGGTTGCTTCGCGGGTCATGGCCTTAGCCCTCCGCTTCGCAGCCAGTGAAGCGCATGCCGTGCATAGCGGCGGTGCAGTCCTCCAGCGTCATGCCATAGTCGCGGACGTAGGCATGCCAGCCGTCGCCTTCCTTCACGTTCTGCACGAGGGAATAAGTGGTTTCGGTGGCGGGCTTGGCCGCAATGGCGTGGCCGACGATGCCGTCCTGATAGGAGGCTTCAAGCGTGCCGCCCGCTATGATTGCGAGCGATACAGTGGAGATGAAGAGCATAGCGTTGCGCATGTCGTTTGTTCCGTTCTGTTCAAGTGCCCTTGCCGGGCCAGCGCTCCGCATCGCTGCGTTGCACATTTAGAAAGACAGAACAGAGGACGGCCTGCAACAGTAAAAACGCGGGTCCTACCCAGAACGGGCTGGACGGTTAAGCGGTGGAAAACCCCATTTTTAACTCGTCACCGGCACTTCAACATGTCCGATTGTTAGAACTTCGACTTCTTGATCATTTCTTGATCTTCGGACATGAAAAAAAGCGCCCCGGATATGCACCGGAGCGCTTCGATTGTGCGCGATGGTGTGGATATGGTCTTAAGGCAGCTTGGTGAAAATGTGCTGCCCTTCGACGACGACGTCCCAGCCCTTGTAGGCGACCATCGGATCTGTCGACTTACCCGCCCGGAGGAGGAAGCTCTTCAACTCCTGTTCCGCCGTCCAGGCCGAAATCATGACGGTGTCTCCGTTGGTGACAATGTCGCCGACATCCCGCGCTCCCTTGTCTCTCGGATCGAAGGCTGTCGCAGGATCGAGCCGGATCTCTGGTTCCTCAAAAACCAGACAGGGTTCGTCCGCGACATTTCCTTCAAGCGGGTGCGCCGAATATGTCGTCCACTCCACAACCATTATTGGCGGCGCCTTTCCAGCCTCAACCGGGCGCCAACAGACGAACCCGCTTGCCCCCAGGACAGGAAGGATCAGGCTGCCCTTGGGTGCCGCTGATGCTGGACGATGGATCGCGCGGTGCACCGGCAAACGGAAGTCAACATTGTACGGCAT